AAAGCCCTATGAAGAATGCCAGCATGACCAGCATGACAGCAAAACCTATTTCAATCATTCTTGATCTCCTCGTCAATGTAAATCCCGCAGTACTGCTCAAGCCTGTCGCCGAGCTCGTCAAGTATCTCTGACTGCTTTACTTTGCCATTTCGAACGTCATTCACAAGGTCTGCGATAACGTATTTCAGGTCATCGTATTCGCTTCTTGCCTCTATAAGACACTCATTGAGCGTATTGACATTCTCATTCAGGTCATCGATGATCTCTCTCACGTGTTCATACATCTTCCTTCACCTCGCAATTCTTTAAAACATCTTGAATTGATGTAGGTTCTTCGTCTTCCCATTTGATAAAACATAATAACTCATCAAACGGCGAAAGATACTTGTATCTACTTCCAGAAACCCATCCATTCAAAACTTTTTTAGGTGTGCTATCATGTGCTATCAGATTATTATTTGGACTTCTTATAATGAATTTATAGCTTTCTTTTTCTAACCATTTCAACATCTCAAATTCAAATCTTGTTAGCTTTTTTGGCTGATGTTCTTTTGACCATTGCTCAACAAATTCAATCATTTTGAATACGTTCCAAGCAGTAATTCTACATTGTCCTTCGAGTGGGCATCGTGAACAAGGAACCCCGCGACAGTCACTGCAACCTTTGTTTTTTGTGCGCACGCTGTCAAACATTCTTGTGATTTCTCTTTCATATATCTCCTTAGCTATCATCTTTCTTCAACCTCACAATCATAATCAAAGTATTTATCATCAGTAAATGTAATCGCTGTAGGATCAACACGGTAGATATTTCCCTTTCTATCTTCAATTATGGCGAATACCAAACTAATCTGCCCTGCTGAATGTCCACCAATAGCAATCGATTCCCCTACAACATTAGAATACTGTTCAAAACAATGAAATATATAACTTTCATTTTTGTATCTGCATGTTCTATAAAAACTTACCATAACATTCTCTTACTCCTAAAAATTGCTCATGACTGCAATCATCAGCATGACGTATACAAAAGCGATTATGAATACAACAAGTTCCATCATTCATGTCCTCTCTTTCTCATTTCAGCAACCATTTTTCTTCTTTCGATGCTGATCTGCTCTCTTGCTCTTGACAGCATGACAAGTATGTCACTGCTTGCACCGTTCTTTCTAAGTCTCGTGTGCATATCATCAAGCGCCTTAATATTATTGTTCAGCTCGGATAAGAGTTCTCTTCTTCTCTCTTTATTATTCTTGTGATTAATGCATTCAATCATGCCCATTCCTGTATTTTCCCCTTTCATTTTTATTTGCATATGCTAGTAAACACGGTAAATTGTACCAGTTCATCGCAAACGTTCGTTATATATTTGTTTTTCTAGGATACAGGACATATATGCATGTTCCATTGACTGCATCGTACCTGTACCCGATAAGAATGTATGCTTTCTCGAATTCTATCTCAAAGACTGAGTGGATGTCCCGCGCAAAATAAACATTGCGTTCAGCGATGAGATATCTTCCTTCCTTTTTCATAGCTCGCTTAGCGAGATGAATATTCCTGGAACGGCGCTCCAAAATTTTTCAATTACTTCAGAAGCCACTCTAGAATCATTAGTATAGAAGCCTAATTCTTCTAGAATATCTTTCAGCATCTTATTTAAGTTATCAGTATCAGGCTTTGTGTATTTATATTCACCATCAATTTTGTGACTATTATTTAAAGGGAAACACCACTTAACAATTAACTGGCAAGCGTGATCAATTGGAGTACTAGGAGCATAAGGTGCGATTGCATCTCTTAATTTAACGTATGCCTGTTTCTGTTCAGGACTTTTGTATACTCCATATTTTCCGATTCTATGTTCCTGCGCTGTAATTGTCGGAGGAATCATTTTTATAAAAAACTGCATTGTTTATACCTCTTTGTTTACAGTTACTTTGTTATTATGTGACATACACTGATAGGGGAATCTTAAATTCCCTATCAGTATGTATGTACATAAATAGCAACTGTATTTTATTTTTTAGCAGTAGCATATATATATTTATATATGTGTGCTACTTACACATGCTACAACTTTGTGATGATTGCTTTTTCGTATTTGAAGCCTTCTAATTTTTCTTGCTCTATCCATCTAGGAATTGTCCTTGCTAAAGCGTGATACGTCTTCCCCAACATCAAACCACTTTCAGCAAGTTCTTTTACAGTGACCTGACCATCATGATTTAACTGTTCGAAAGCATTTAAGAATAATTCAATATTTTCATCCTGCTTCTTCTTATTAGTTTCGTTCATTTTTTCAAACTTAGACTTTTTCTTTGAACCTTCAGGACGACATCCTTTTAATAAATTAGCATTATCCAAGAAGTGAATAGGATATTTAAAGAAGCAGTTGATGGGGTCAAATGTAGCGAACTCTCTAAGAGTTCCTGATATCTGAAGGGCAGTGATATGTTTAGCTTCATCAACTTTTAATTCAGTCAGATACTGTAATTCGTTCATCTGTTCAAATCCAAGCATTTCAGCACAGTAGTCATTCATTGCTTCAAAATCATGATCATCTGTTTTCTTAGTCTGATAGATGTAAGTCTTCCACTTAGGCACATACTTATCAAGTACAGCATGCATTGCTTCAACTCTTGCTTCATTGATAAAGTGTTCCTTGACTTCTTTATTCATATCCAATTCAATCATATCTAGCAGCGCGTCAGGGTCTCTTGCAAAAACTCCTGAGCCACTTGCACGGTCCATTGACTTCTTGCCACCTTGAGCACCCTTAGAGTGGTGATGTGCATATATGACAGATGCACCAAGCGCATCTGCTATCTTATCAAATTGATTACAGAACTTAGCCATTTCACTCGCACTGTTTTCATCACCTGTAATCACTTTATAAATGGGGTCCACTACTACAGCGATATACTTTTTCTTTTCTGCTCGTCTGATTAGTTTTGGTACTAATTGATCAAGAGCAGGGGTCTTCCCTCTCAGGTTCCAGATAAAAATTCTATTTGCATTCTTGGGGGTCAATCCTAAAGTCTGATAGACATCTTTAAATCTGTGAAGACATGAGGCTCTATCCAATTCAAAATTGACATATAGCACATCACCTTGTTTGCATTGCCTTCCCATCCATTTAGTACCTTCTGCAATTGCGATACATAACTCAATTAATGAGAATGACTTACCACTTTTTGAAGGACCGACCAATAGCATCTTATGACCTTGTCTTAAGATTCCCTCAATTAATTCTTCAGCGTAATCAGGAAGATTGAATAATACATCAGCCAGATTTTCTTCATCAGGTAAATCGTCATTCATTGACTCAACCCATTCGACCCAGTCCGACCACGTTTCTTTCCCTGTGTTGGTTTCGATGATGAACTGCTTATGATCACCACGAATGCATCCAGGCATTCGTGAAAGTCTTGATGGATTCTTATTCTGACTGTCAACTTCTAAACCATTCTTATCGCATATCTTATACAGATAACTTACTCTTTCTCTATATTCTTTATTATCTGAAGCATCAACCTTGACAATAGCGTGTATTGATTTAGCACCGCTATAAACAACTGCTGCAACAGGCAATTCTAACTGATGGATAATAGACAACTGCTTGCCTATGTCTAGACTGTCAGATTCTACGAGAGCGTATTTGAATGATGCTATGTCAGTATTTCTAACACCCTCGCCATTTAGAGGATTGAATCTAATCCATGCTCCTGCAGCTTGATTGTAGTCTCCAATTACTGCTCCAATATCACCATTACAGGAGTGAAGCCCTTCAACAATCTGCCCTGCTGTCATTCTAAAGTTTCCACGGTTACCAGGAATGAACTTCCCTTTTTCGTTTTCTATCGAGGAAACAACAAAGCCAACATACTCGTCTGTATCGAATAGAGTAGTTAAGTACCTGATTAACTCGTTGGCTGGATTCCAACTTGAATCACTAGGCTCATGAAGTTCAATACTATCTATAGAGTCCTTGTCTATGATATTGCCAATTTCATCTTCCCAATCAAGAACGCCCTCATTAGGATCTATTTTTTTTGGAGGAACGAAACCACCTCTTTTAGCATAATCGAAGATTGTTCCGCCTGTGACAATATCACCTGCCGTTTTGTTGAAGGAATTCCATTTTGTGAAGCACTCTCCTCTTTTGTATCTTTCTGAGTCCTGAGCACTCCAAGAATCCCAGTCACTTGCTTCATATCCTTCGTGCTTGAGGGCCATTCCAACATTAGTCCATTCCTGATATGAAAGTTCAGAAGGGTTGATATAGTCAAGCAGCTCTAATAGATTGTATTGTTTCATTCTTATTCAACTCCTTCTGGCTTATAAGTAGAAACTTGTACTCCTTTTGGGATTCTCCAGCTATTTGCAGAAATTCTAGAAATCATAGAATTAGCATCTTCGAATTTCCAAGTACCGACATTTCTAAATCCTTTTCTTTCAAGGAATCTTACTTGCTTTGGAGTAGCTAGTCCTTCTTTACTTCTTAACTTCAATCTGTCAATCAGCGTTGAAGCATATCCAGCATTAGGAACTTCATTAGATTCAATCCCATGTGCTTCTAAATACTTCAATTGCTTTTCATTGGCTGGAGCGCATTCCCAGCCAAAAGAAGGAATGTAATTCTGCAATTCTTCAGCTTGAATGCTCATTGCGTACTGCAAAGGGTCCACTAGCTTCTTCTTGCGTTTTCTCATTTCTTCTAGCTTCTTAGCAAGTGCTTCTTCACGTTCTTCTTGGACATCTTTCAAAGCTTCTTCCTCAGCTTCTTGGATATCCATTTCCACTCCTGCGCTGTCTTCTAGATTCTTAGTCATTTTTCTAGCGACTTCATCACTATTACAGATAAGTGATGCCGGATGACATAATTCATGTCTTTCACTGTGCCAGAGGAAATCCAATAAAAGTAAATCTTTCTTTCCTGTCTGAGGTGAAAGTCTTGTACCTCTTCCAACCATCTGAGAATAAAGACTTCTTACTTTTGTTGGTCTTAGTACAATGACACAATCAACATCGGGGCAATCCCACCCTTCTGTTAATAACATCGAGTTGCAAAGGACATTGTATTTATTTTCTGCAAAGTCTTTTGTAATCTCGTTTCTGTCTTTGGAATTGCCATTAACTTCAGTGGCTTTGAAACCATGTTTATTTAAAATTTCAACAAACTTCTGAGATGTTGAAATCAGCGGAAGAAAAACAACTGTTTTTCTATTCTTGCAGTACTTTTCCATTTCGCTGGCAATACCTTCAAGATACGGATCTAGTGCGCTACCAATATCACTCGCTTTGAAGTCTCCAGCGTTCATTGAAACGCTTGATAAATCCAAAGTCAGCGGTATAGTCAATGCTTTGATTGGCACTAGATACCCGCTTTTAATCGCTTCTGGTAAAGTATACTCATACGCCAAAGTCTGAAAGTAAGAACCTAAGTTCCTCATGTCTCCTCTATCTGGAGTGGCAGTTACCCCAAGTACTTTTGCACTGTTGAAATATTCCAACACTTTCTGATACCCATTACTTAAAACGTGATGGGCTTCATCAATAATAATTGTGTCAAAATATTCTCTTGAAAATTTAGACAATCTTTTATCACTCTGCAATGTCTGAACACTGCCTGTGACAATTCGAAACCATTTGCCAATACAAGTCTGTTCAGCCTTTTCAACTGCGCATCCAAGTCCTGTAACTTTTTTTATTTTGTCAGATGCCTGTTCTAGTAATTCTCCTCTATGTGCCAAAATAAGAACTTTATCTCCTTTTTTAACACAGTCCTCAGCCACTTTTGCGAACACTATTGTTTTCCCACAGCCAGTAGGAAGAACGAGAAGGGTTCTTTGAGTTCCCTTCTCTTCCCACTCTGTGAATATGGCATCATGAGCTTTTTGTTGATAATCTCTTAACTGCATTATTTCCAACTATTATTTCCCCAAGCATGTGGCTGAGTTGGTGCTGGAGTATCACTGATCACGAATTCTTTTACATCATTAAAAGTTGAATCGTTATATTCTCTATGAGAGATTTTAACTGTTCCTGTCTTCCCAACAATTCCATTCCAATCTGGACGGAACGGAACTCCTTTCTGTTTCATTCCAATGCACTCGAAGAATTGAGAAATCTTCCACTCAAGTGATTTATGAAGGACTAAAGAAGTAGTCACTTTTACTTCTTTTCCTTCATAATTGATTGTTAGAGTGATGTCAGCCTTATTGCATACAGGAAGTTTTCCTTTGCCTGAAGTTTTAGATCTAACAAAATTATCTTTAATGATGAATTGATAAGTTCCAACTGGCAATAATGTGTATTCTTTGGCTTCGGCTGTGATTTCATCATCCCAGCCCATGGCCCCATCATTTTGAGGTGCTTGGTTAAATCCGTTCTGATTGTAGTTATTTTGGTTATAGTTATTAAAATTGTTATCCATTTCTTAATCTCCTTTTCTTAATCTCCTTTTTTTAAAATTGCATTTCTGTTTCTGTGATAAAGTCTTTTAAGTTGCTCCAATTGCTAGCGATGAATTCCCAGAAGTCATTAGGCATATTTTCGATTGGAGTATCTTTTGGAAAGAATCCCTTTAAGAAGATGACTTCCTTCAATTTCTCAATCGAAATATTGTCACATTTCATCAAGTCTCTTACTTTATTAGGAATCTTCAGATATTCTTCAGAATTAAAATCAATAGCACTAACAGGCTTATTTTCTTCAATCTGTGGTCCTTTTGGTTCAACAGGTACATTCACTTGTGTTTGTAGTTTTTCATCCATAGCAGGAGCGCTCATAGGCTGCACGCTATGAACTTGTTCAAACTGATTTCCTGTCAGACTTTTTTCAACAAAAGGTCTAATGACTTCATAATTGAATTCGCATTCTTCAGGCAATCCATGACGGTTCTTTGCATCCCAACATGGTTTATGTGTGGTATACATCATTCTTTTACCACCAACTGCTTTACCTTTACCGTTGTTATCAACTTCAGACACAAATGTCTGATAGTTGACAAATAGAACCATGTCAGCCCATTCTCTGATTAATCCAGATGATTTGCCTCCTGTTTTCTTGCCAAGTTTTAACTCATATCTATCATATTTTCCTGTCTGATTTGGCTCTTCAAATTTTCTAATCTGACTATGCGCAGTTAAAACAATAGCCATATTTCCAATACTTCTAGCTTCTTCGAGTAAATTTAAAAATCTTCCTTCCTCTTCTTCGAGGTATACATACCCGTTTCCATAGCCAAAGTCTTCGATTCCTTTTAGACCGGCCTTTTGACAGATGTGATCAATAATTAATCTTTCTCCCCAGTCAATAGAATCAATAACCAATGTTTTACATAATTTATTTTTAGCTGCATACATAACTTCTTCTTTTAACATTTCGTAAGATGTAGGCTTTGGAAGTCTTCTCACATTCATAAAGTCTGTAGATCCTTCAGTATCAATAAATAGTGGCTCTGGAAACTGTGCTGCAAAGGTACTCTTTCCGATGCCTTCAGGACCATAAACTACTACTTTTAAAGGCTTATCATTTATGCCTGATGTAATTTCAAAATTCATTACCATTTCACTCCTTCCCAAGAATTAGCACTCACTTTTGGTTCTTCTTTTACTTCTTCTTTCTTTTCTTTTTCTAAATTATTTTTGGCAACGTAGCCGTCTTCAATAATGATTGAACACTCGTCGCCTGTGCTTACTCTTGTAGCGATAGCCTGTAATCCTTCAGATTTTAGCCAAGTGCCAAACTCTGTAAGAGTGTTCATATCCATCTGTTCCAATTTATCTAACAGAATGAACCCACAATTAGGATTGATTTTTCTACAAATAGCAGTTGCCACTTTTAACTGTTGGCTTCCGCTCATGTTATCCCATTCTTGACCAAGATAAGTGATTTTTCCATCTTCAATTCCTAGACCTTCAAGAGGAAGATCAGCATTATTTAATAAACTAGCCTTTTCTTTTCTGATATATTCTAATTCCTGCGACTTAGAAGCATATTCCTTTTTGAGGTCATTGGCTTCTTGCTCTGCTTTTTTCTTTTCAAGGTTCGTACGAACCTTAGTGTTTGTATCATCAATCTCCTTGATGCTTCTTTCAATTTCATCTGTAGGATTATCTACTAGACTAGATACTTCAACAGTTGCCTTGTCTATTTCCTTGATAACTTTCAAGTACTCTTCATTAAGTGCTTTTAACTGTCTGTCTAAGTCTTCCATCTTTTCTTCAATGGCTTTTGACTTAGATTTACATTCAGCGAGATACGCTCTTTTTCTTTCATTGCTTCCATTGATTGCTAGCATTTCTTGCTGCTTAGCGATTAATTCGGAAGCTGAAACAATTTTGTCTGGCACATTATCATAATGGACCATCTCTTTAGCATGTTTGAATTTCTGATCAGCAATTCTTCCGATTGCTAGGCGGTCATTGTAAACTGCCTTTTCTTTTAAATCCAATTTAGTTAACTCGTCACCAATTCCGATAATATGAAGTAATGTGTCAGCTTTTTCTTTTTCTGAACTGTTCATAAACTTTGGAAGGTTCAAAGCCAACTCACTAATAAATGAATCTAATAGGCTTTGACCTGCCTTCATTCCCGTTGGATCAGTGACCTTTAAGGCTGAATTCTTTCCTTTTCTTTCAACCACAATACCATTTGAAAGAGTCACTTTTAGTGATGCTGGAACATAACTTCCTTCTCTAGTTGGCTTTGATGGCTTGTATTTGTTGCCACCAAGACACCAAGTGATGGCATCCAATACAGAAGTCTTTCCATTATTATTATTGCCACCGATGATTGTTAAGCCATTTTCAGATGGTTCAATCTGTACTGCCTTAATTCTCTTGACGTTTTCTAATTCAAGAGAATTGATTTTAATCTTATCCATTTAAAATTCCTCCTAATTCGTCTTTCCACCTGTCAGTCTTTTGACGTTCGCCACTGCCATAAGCATTGCAAATGCCTTGAGCCCATCAACCTTGTTATCAGCATACAGGCTTAATGCCTGGACCATCAGATCAAGGAACTCGCTGTCCTCGCAGGCCTTTTTGAGAACAGTGATGAAGTCATCAATGCTGAGCAAGGGATCATCTTGACCAAAATATTGGGCAAGCCCAATTGCAACCATCATTTCGACAGCTGCCTGATTTCCCTGCGCCTTGATGTTCAGCCCCAAGCCATCATCACAATTCTCTACGCTGAACATTGTCTTTTTCCTTTTTGTTGTTCATTTTGTTCATGTTTTTCCTCCGTTGTGTTATAATGTATGTGTTCATGTTTTGCCTCCTCATTTTTTATGAGGCGGCTTTTTTTGTGCTTCCGATGGAGCCGTGGCGCAATCCGAGAAGGATTGTGCACAGCTCTTTTTTACGTTTAATGGGATTTTATTTATATCCAGCTATAAAAAGTTACGTGATATCAGGAGGTGCTGGATAACTATGAAAAATAATATTTATCAATCGATAAAAGGAGAATTAAGTCAGATGATTTTTTGACAATGAAACGAGCCTATCCTCCTCGTGGCTGCCCCATAGCTCCACCGGTTATTATTCAGTTTTAGCTAGCGATAACCGTCATTGCAGTGAACACTACTGAAGCTATCGCAATTGTTATGAATATCTTTATGAGAGTCTTCTGGACTCTTATCTCTTCTACTCTTTCATATAGTTCCTTGTTCACTAGCGTCGGGTTCTGTAGTTTCATTAGTAGCCGCCTCCTATCTCAGCGCATCAATGATGTCCTGGATCATCGCATAGCCGCTGTCAATGTGGACGTTAACACGCTTCTCATGACCGTTGTCGAACATTGCAGTGACGATTTCCTTCTCGTCATCATATGTGAGTCGAAGCAGGTCATAGAGATGAGACGTGTATCTGAGAGCAATCAGTAGCTTGTCGCATATCATCTGCATATCTTCGTACATTGCTTTTTTCCTCCTTCCTACCATATCCACCAGTCGGCATTTGCATTGAGACAGCATGCCAAACAGTAAATCATGATCCAGAAGATTGCGATTGTGATCTTTCCTCTTCTTGTCAGTTTCATTTCCGTTGTCCTCCTATAGCTTTTTTTCTTGTCAGCTCGTCTACAAGAGCAATGATCAGCTCATCACTTGTCTTCCTGTAGAAGTGGTTCATGTACTCCTCGAACGCCTTTCGAGGAATGTGCACGCATCGCGTGCCGTTCTT